AGAACACCTCTGACAAAAGATTCAAGATCTTTTTGAAGAATCGCATTAACTTCCTCCATCGTAAGCTTCCTATCCCACCCTTCAGGGATAGCAAGTTGTTTACGTTGTTCTAAAGGTACTTTGATATGATTCGGATCAATGACATGACCAACACCAACGGTCCACAGCAGAGCAGGACAACGATATGGAAGCTGTCGAACCCCTTCATGGTGTTTAATCATCTCAATGGCTTTGTCGCTTATCATTTTCCAAAAGCCCGACCACCAAAGTGGAAAGCAATAATGGAAGCAAACAGCGCCTGAGTCTCATTATCCCACAATTGATCTGCTAATGTAGTGAAATCTACATTCTGCTGGAATCCGTGCCAGAACAGAAGACCATCAATCATCACCAGCAAGCCAAAGAAGCCATAGGTAATCAGGGGACGCACTAGAGCACGAAGGTTCTTAACCCACTGAGACGTACCTTCATTCAGGCTCATATCGTGGGCATAGATGGCCTGCATCTCAGCCTGCTGAGCACCGATGATGGCCTGGGTAGTCTCAGCACTACTGGAGGTCTTAATCTCGTCTAAACGGATCTCCTCTACCTTAGCCTGAGCAGCGTAGCCCTTCTCAAGCATGGCAAGCTCACGCTCAGTCTGCATAGCAGCCAAGGCAAGCTCGTGTTTCTTGTCAGACCTGTCCTGGAAGAAGTCCAAGAGCTTAGGTAGGCCACCCATAAGGAAGCTGATAAGGGTAGAGAGTAGAGTTAGCATTAGTTAGTCCTTTTTACAGTAAATTTCATAATCTGAGCGGATAGATTCAATCCTCTTTTCTATTCGTCTGTTTGTTCCTTCAGCGGTCTTTAGATCCATGTATAATGAACCAGTTACCAGCACCAAAGCCAAGATAATAACCATACAAATGACTAACCATACCAAAGCACCAGTGAGTTTGCGTTGTGTAACTTTATCGACCACATTAGCAGGAGCATTACCCCTATTACTGCTATTATTCCCAGTAGCCATACCGCCTGATCCTTCAGATAACGTCTATACATCTCCTGTTCCCAGAACAGCTCTCTGTCACGTTTAAATTTCTCTTCCCTAGCTATGGCCTGTTCTTGGTCAATCTGTGCTCTCATGGCCTCAAATCGACCCCAAAGATCCTTCATTTCTGGAGGACAATGGTAGATCATTAGCTCTCGCATCTGCTGAATGCCTTCGTCTAGCCTCAAACGAATAAGAACCCGTTGCAAGGCTATTTTATTCACTGATTCTTCACCCTCGTAGACTTCATGTGCCTTCTTTTCCTCAGCATAGAATAAGTCTTCTATCTGATCATAGGCGGTAAAGAAGTCAGCCAAAGAGTTACCAACTTGGGTAATAACATCATTAGGATCAGAGTGAGCAACAGCCCTAACTTCAGCCTTCTTCTCTGCTATCTTCTGAGCCTGCTCTTTGGAGACTTTCTTGCCTGCAAACTGAGCATCAATGTCCTTCAGGACAGCAGAAACATCCCCCGCAGCATTCTTGATGTCTTTGTAGAGCTGGCAACCTTTCTTGACGGCTGCAACAGCTCCATTAGCCATTGCTAGAAGCGTTAGGGGATCCACACGTTATTGACCCTGAATAGCTCCAAACAGTCCCGGAACAGCAAAGCCTTCTTTTGGTGGTTGAAGCCTCCCCGAAGCAATTTGACTGATAAGGCCTTCAACGGCTTTCTGACGAGTGCTTGCCAAGGCTTTATCTGCCAGATAACCAGCACCAGAAGCACCTAGATAACCCATACCAGCAGCAGTGACGGGACCTTGACCAAGGAGGGCGCTAGTGAGAGCACTTCCTGTTACTGCCGATTGAGCATATCCACGCTCTGGGTTGAACTTAGACATAATAGACAGCAGGGTTTCAAGATCAGTTGATTTAGCGGCTGCTTTAATAACGTTCTGTTCCCTGGTGGAGAACATCTTCATTTTGTCCACATTAGCGGTCAGGTTTACCAGATTACGCTTAATAATATCCCCCGTAGGGCCAGTAGCGCCTTCAATGCGAGCGGTGGCGGAGTCTAGAATATCCTGAATAACCTGCGCCCTGGCTTGGTTGCGCCAGTCTGTTCTTGCTTTATAAAGCGTGTCTAAAGTTTCTTGGGTATTTTTACCGGCAGCAGAATAAACATCTTTTCCGCTTAACGAAGCAAGATAAGAATCAATTTCTCCGGTTACTGATTTTGCAAGCCTGGAAACATCGTCTTTACCTTGAGACATTGAACTGAAAACACCACGTACTTTTTCAAGACGAGTGAAATCAACAGTAGGTTCTGATACCAGTTTATTTAACAGGTTCAAGTTATCTTCAATGGCTCCGTGTGCTTTTACAATCTGAGGATCATAATTCTCAGACTTTAAGGTGGACATAACCCGAGGAATAAGCTTGTTTTTAATACTGTCGCTGTTGACAGCAAGTTTAGCGTCTTCCATTGTTTGATAGCCTTGAGAAGCCCGTTGACGAATACTTTCAATCGTTACAGGCTCGGTACGAGGACTTGTAAGAGAATATAATCCCTTACCTACTGCACTTCCGGTGATGGTTCCAGTAGCTAATCCAGCCGCCAGTCCAGCCCAAGGACCAAAGTATTCCCCAGTCTTTTTACTAGCTTCTTCTCCAGCAACAGCACCTGTAGCAGTAGCAGCAGCCTCAGAAAGACCTCTACGAAGCGTATCAGCAGCCGTTTGTTGAGGGGACATAGTAGCCCCCATACCTGGTGTCATAAGCCCAGCAACGGCCCCTGCTGCTGTTTGAACGTTCTGCTCTAGGCCAGGGCGAGGAGTAGGAAAAGTTCTTTCGATTGCTTGTTGCTGAAGCTGAGACAGATAAGGAACACGTTGTTCAGAACCTGCTGCTTGCAGACCAAGATTAGCCGCCCCTGACAGAAAATCAGCAACAGCATTAGGAACAGCAGATAATCCGGTTATTCCAGCCCTAGCCGTAAGCCCCAGTTGTCGACCAAATTCTCCCATTGTTGAAGTCTCAGCGGGAGCTTGAGCAGCTACTGGAGCCGTAGGAGCAGGTTCGATAAATCGAATATTCCCAGAGGACTCTTGAGGAGACTCTTGCTCATCTAAAAATTTAATTCCCATTATTTACTCCACAACAGCAGGACGACCACCAACAGTAATTTGAGTACCTTTAGGAAGCTTTGCTGCCATTGCTTCTTGAACAGTTGCAAAAGAAGTGTTAGCAGTAAGTTGGACAGGAACCAAGCCCATCGGCCCAACAACAGCCTGCGGCAGCTCGCCCAAACGTTTGTTCCATTTTGCAGCAAGAGCACGAGCAGCGTTTCGTTCTGCTTCAATTTGTCGTCGAAGAGTTTCAGCAGAAAGCGTGATTGACCCGGCTGCGGAATCTTGCAAGAACTTTAAGTCTTTATCAGTAAAGCCTTGTCCGGTTCCAAGACCGCTGGATTTAATCTGCTGAAGAACAGCTATACTGCGCTGCTGTTGAAGTTGTTGCGTATTTGCAATAAGTTCATCAGTTGTTTTACCGGTAGCGCCCAAGGCTTGACCAAAGGCCAATACATTAAGTTTAGCGTTAGCTCCAGCCCCTGTAATGATATTACCGCTTTGCAACAGTTTTTCAGTAGTGGCTGCATTATTAAGAAGATCTTGTGCTCCGTTAGCGGCTGCACGAAGCGCCAAGTCGTCTTTAGCTATTCCGCCTCCAATGGTTGAACCATATTGGTTTTCACCTGTAGTTGCTGTGGCAGAGATTCTGGCAGTTGCTCTGCTATAGGGAGCGCCAGCAGGAATTGGCTTAGCAGTAGGATCAAACTTGTCAATAAAAAACTTCTGAACCAGTTCTGGATTACCTTGAACACCTAGTTCAGTAATGTCGTATTTATCCATCTGAAGTGCTCGGAGCATATCCTCAGCAGCTGCCCTTTCAGGAGTTCCTTCTTTGGTATTTCTAACTGCAGTACGAGCATCGACAATAGCCTGGGCCTTGAGCAAGGACTCGCTGGGAGTCTTAGTTGTAAGACGCTCCATTTGCTTCTTCAAAGCAGCAGCAAACTCAGGGGTTCCAGGAGCTGCTTCCATAGCTGCTAGAGCTTGAGCATTACGCTGTTCAGGCGTAAGGGCTTCTTTATAAGCCTTGTAGCTTTCTGCTTGTGTCTTTTGAAGATTACGGAGTGTATCACTCAGTGACAAAGCCAACTGAGGATTACCCATCTCGGATGCCTTCTTAATACCAGCAGCCAAGGAAGCAGCATCAGAAGGATTAATCTCTTGTAACAGAGACTGTTGTTGACTGATACGCTGGAGCATCGGGTCTTGAGCGCCTAGCATACCACCAATACCGCCGCCTACTTGATTAGCGCCATAGTAAAGGCCATAGTTAGCCTGCTGAAATGGGTCCATCTGAGCAAACTGAGCAGCTTGCTGACGAGCAGCAGCCTGTTGTTGCATCTGATAACTCTCGGGAGTCATCCCGAACAATCCTTGAACAATATCTGTTGCCATATTAAAACTCCAAAGAACCCATGTATTCGCCAGTTACGGGATTAATGCTTCCATAACCTTGTGAGCCGCCTCCACCGCCACCACTCATCCAATTACCGAAGCCACGAGTAAATTGCTGGTTAGACCCTAGACCTTGAAGAGCAGCTCCCCAAGGACTATAAGCGTTGCCTGCTTGAGCGGTTCTAGCAGCATTCAAACCGCCTGAAAGAAGAGCAGCAGCTCCAGTATTACTAACGTTCTGACCGCCAAGCTGCTGACCGATAGTCATAGCATTTTGACCCAGATTCTCGATTGTACCCGTCAATCCAAGATTACTCTGGAACGGAGCCAAAGCACCGACTTGACCGCTGTAGTAGTTACCCAGCAGGTTAGCGCCAGTACCAAACAAGCCCGAACCGAAGGCCACCTGCTGTTGACCAGCCTGTTGTGCATTAGCAGCCAACTGAAGATCTTGCATTGCACGGGCGTTAGCCAGAGCAGCAAACTCAGGGTTAGCAGCCTGCAATCCTCCGCCTTGAGCGATAGACAGACCAGTACGACCAGTATTAGACAACTGGTTCATCAACTGAGCACTCTCACGCTCACGCCCAGGAGCCAACAAAGCTTGTTGCTTAGTTATATAATCTTGAGCAACCTGCTCAGGAGATTGTTTAAGATATTGTTGTCCAAGGTTAAACAAACCAGTAGCAGCCCCGGTCAAAGGAGCAAACTGTTGTTGAGCTTGCTCAGCTTGAGTAAGGCCAGCGCCAGTCAAGCCCATCAAGCGATCTTGATAAGCCTTTAGCTCAGGTGACAGGGTATACTGAGCACCTGTGACATACCCCTCTGGAGAGGTCTGGAAGGAGCTAGTACCAAAGCGAGTGGTAACCCCTACAGGTCTAAACCTAGCTGCATTAGCAGCCATTTGAGCTGCCTGCATCTGTGCGTTTGCAGAAGTCTCTGCTGCGTTTTGAGCGGAATTACCGCCCAAGACACCACCAAGGAGACTCAGACCGCCTCCAATAAGTCCTGCTTCAAGTCCCATTTTGGTTCCTCACAAAAAGTTGTCGCATTTTGTTATCTGCTCCGATGAAATCCATGAAGTGTTTGAAACCCAACATGGTGATAAATTTAAGGTGTTTCTTATCGTCAATCTCGTGGATGGCAAATAAAGGTTCTGTTCTTAGTTGACTTAACTTTTGTAAATCTTCTAGCAGGTTCTTTTTTACTGTTTTATTCCACTTAAAACAATCACAATGAATGAATGTGTTTTTAAAGGCGAATTCTAGATACAGGATATAGTCATTATTGCTAACGACCGGGTGTTTCATAATTAACGCAATTCAGTCCAAGTATCAATAAGTGTTCCAGCGCCAAAAGTAACAGAATACGCTGTGTTATGAGGAACAATAAAACTAAAAGGCTGATCTCCGTATGGAAAAGTATAACTAATAATAGTTACTCCTCCAACTACTACTGTTACAGTGGGTGTTCCAGAAGATGCTGTTCCAGCAACAGCAACCATAATGGGCTTACCTGTTGAGTTTGTATAAGAAGTTCCAGAGGCACGAGAAGATTTAACATCCTGCCAAGTCTGTCCCCATCCAAGACCCATACCATATACATGAGCAGTAGTGGCAACCTTGGTTGAGTTATCTCCGTTAGCCTGGGTTGTAGCCGTAACGTTACTGGCAATGGTTCCTCCACTTACCACGTTAGTAGCATTGGTGGCGTTTGTTGCGTTAGTAGCGTTAGTGACTGTAGCTGCTCCAATAGCTGTTGCAATATCAGACCCACTAGCAGCCGTAATTGCGGTAGTGCCGTTACCACGCAAGATACCCCCGTTAGTAAGGGTAGTAGCCCCTGTGCCGCCATTAGCAACCAACAAAGTTCCCGTAACACCAGTAGTTAACGGAAGACCTGTAGCATTGGTTAACACGCCAGCCGAAGGAGTGCCCAGGTTAGGGGTAACCAAAGCAGCACTGTTAAGGTCAGCCTTGGTAGCAACAGCAGTTGCAATATTGTTAAGTTCAGTATCAATCTCAGTGCCCTTAACAATCTTCAGCGGATTACCGGAGGCAAGACTGTCTTTGCTGGCAAAGTTTGTACTTTTTACATAATCTGTCATGGTTTATTCCTTAAACGTTTTTGCCGTTCTTGTATTGAATTTCAATCTTTTGGATACTCAGTGGATACCCGCTAATGTCTGCTTCATAACCTGTTTGAACAATCTTACCAACACCGGTAGGATATGCTTTCAAGGTTTTAAGAGCAGTTCCACCGGAGTATTCCGCACCTGCATTATATTCCGATACGCCATAATATGCTAGGTTTTGAATAGGAATCTGCGCTGTTGCAGAATAATAGTTACCAGTGAAATCAAAGCCCCATTTGATGGAGAGATATTGACCTGAACCGCCGATAATAACAACAGACAAACCCTTCAGAATTGAAGTAACTGAAGGAGCGCCTAAGTCAGTATGATTAGTAAAATATTGAAAACGATAAACAGCTCCATTATCTTGATAACCAGTATACGTTCCAATATATCCTGTTTTACCGATAAGCATTGTTCCATCTGCTTTTTGACAGAAACTCTGAGGTTCAATAGAATCCCATGTAGTAACCCTAGCTGACCCATCTTGAAGTGCTGCCTTCATGTCAAAACAGTATGTAGTCTTTAGCACAGGCAGTGTCAGAAGATAGAAACCTTCTCGTGGGTTATAAACTGCCTTGATGGTAGCTTTAGATTCACTGGCAACTGCACTCATCAGGTCATTACGCACATTCTTGGAAATGTCACGAAGAGGGGCAGACTTCTCTTGAATAGTACGCAGAATGCTACGAACACCTGTTTCAGACAAGAAGATAACATCAGTACCTGTTTCAACCACTGAGTCACGGGCAATACAGCCAATGCCAGTAATCGTATCGTACAAGGTCATCGTAGCAGGTGAGTTAGCGCCCTGATATACCAGAATGTTACGATAACCAAAGATAAATAGGAAGTTATTATGGCTTGCCAAAGCAGTGATAGTATCGCCACCTTTAGGCCATACAGACGTAGTATCCAATGTACCGGCAGTGCCGGAACCAAACTTCTGCGGGTTCTTAACATCAGACCATTGAACCGTTACTTTATCTGTGGTTGTATCGGCATTCCAGATACGCCCAAGAGCACTAATAACAATATTAGCTTGTTGAACAGTACCGTTATAGCCTGCTTCCTGATCTACACGATAATAGGTGGTGGTAGATGAGTCAGGATCAAAACCGATAGGTACATGACCACGCTGATAGAAATACAGGTCACCATCCAAGTAAGCAGTAGACCAGTTATCATCAGTGATTGTAGGGGCTGTGCCAACACCGTTAAACGTTACCTCAGTAAGTGCTCCTCCAGATAACTTAAAAATCTTCTTATTTCCAGCGCACAGTGTATAAGAAGTACCATCTCTGGTTACTAGTTCAGCAATGACTTTAATTGGATTAGACCCTAGAGCACCGGGAGTAGATGAATTGGCTTTAGTCCAACCCTTACGTGCTCCAATACGTCCATACTGGTCAATAATGGCATTGTTAGCAACCAAAGCAAACCCAGAAGCCAGATCCAAAGAGCTATCCTGGGTGTTAATACCCATGAAGCCCGGAGCAGAGATACTGGAGGTAAGGAGTTGTTCAGCCATTATGGATTCACCCAGACCATTTCTTCAAGGTATCGGTTACGCTCAATAGACACATAATCAGCCAGTGCCATCTTGTACAGCTGATAAGCCTCAGAAGACATAATACCTGCGTCTTCACCACGCTCTGCAATGGCTTTAGCATAAGCAAGCAAACACACCAGATGCCCTGCTACAAGGATACGATCATTATCAAGTGCTAGATCCAATTGAGGGACAATCAGGTTAAACCGAAGCGTATAAACACCGTCAGGGATAGGGAAAATATCAACCTGGGTGTCTCCGTTAACATCTACACCGTTAAAGTTATAATAAGCAGGAGAACCTTTGTTTTGGTCAATCAATAAAAACTGTTGATCCATCCAGTTGGTAGCAGCATAGTCCATCATAATGTTGGTGGTATCGTTCAGGATGTCAATCACCCTAAAGCGAGTTCCTGAATCTTCCAACACATAGTTAAATACACTGTCTATTGTCTCTGCCGTAAGCGTAGTACTCAGAGAGTTCCAGTCATAAGCGTCTTCAACCTCTCGTTTGGCATCGTTAACGTAGATACCAATAAGACGAGAATAAGCACTATCCTGCACTGAAGTTACTGTAGGCTCACGTAGTCTCGTAAGTACGTTATTGACTAACTGAAGATACGTTGACATTTATATTCCTTCACTTCTTCTTTTTCTTAGCCATGCCAGCTTCAGAAAGAGCAATAGCGACAGCCTGCTTACGGGATTTAACCACAGGACCGCCCTTGCCGCTATGCAGAGTGCCTTCTTTGTACTCGTGCATAACTTTACCGATCTTCTTTTGACCTTTGGACATTTTAGTAGCCATAATTACTCCTTAGTTATTGGACCGCCTGATTTCCACGCATCACAGGTGCGGGAACCAGCACAGAGAAAATGAAACAGTTCACAGAACCCAAGGTTAGCTGCTTCCATGAATTGATCTTCATAAGCAAGTTCCTTGGAATTTTCCATGTTTCCTTCAATACCAGACTTGATACATTCCAGCATTGCAGGTGTTTGAATAAATGCAGAACAATTACCACAACGCATCTGCTTAACGTCTTTAGACGGAGCGTTATACATCTTGGCTTTCTTCATCCAGAAAACTTCGTTAGGCAACGAAGGATCAGGAGGACCATAGCCGAAGTTCTTGAAGGCGTTATTCCGGTTCTTCAGGTTAACTTTAATGTCCTGAGTAGCTACAGGACATACTTTACCCTTCAACAAACCTTCTTTCATGGTGATACCTTGTGTGAAATTGCTGCATAAATAGCCCCAAAGAAGGCCCCAACGATCAGGATAGGCTTTACAGCCTTAGCTAGCCACTCAAGCACCGTAAAAGCCCCAGAAGCAGCTCTGAAAGCATTTATCATGTCCTTGGTATTGTTGTCGATCTTATCAACCTTCTGTTCAACCTGAACCAGCCTGTCGTAGATCTCTTTGTGGCTAACTTCGTCCATTTATTCCTCTTTGGGTGTTTCTTGCGGCACTTGAGTTTCTGTTTGTTCTTTAATCTTAATCATCAACGGGTAAGCGCCTGAGTTAGTTGGCAGATTACCTAAAACATTCAAGATTCCTTGAACTTCATTAATATCCAGATTGAGTGTAATATTCATAATAAACTCCTGTGTAAATACAAGAGCATAGCATAAATATTAAGAATTGTCTACACAAGCCTGTTGCAAAGGTGCTAAGTTTTCAGTAGTCCAGAAGTCCTTAGCCAGCATGATCTTCAGATGCTCAACATTTCGCCGAACACAATTAGCCCACTCGGTATTATCCATCAACTCAGGCTTACCTTCGTTAAGCAGGTTCACAGAGTCCATAGCTGCTTTGTAGTGCTGTGTAATTTGTTCAGGTGTCAGTTCTTCGTTCATGCTTGGCCCTTCAGTGCTGCGATTTCAGCCTTGGCTGCGTCTAGTTCGGCTTTGAGTTGTTTGATGGCGTTGATGGTGTACCAAGTCAGGTTATCTGGATCGACTGACAATACCCCCGTTGTCTCCTGCTTCACGCAGTCAGGCAAAACTTGCTGGAGTTCCTGAGCAATAACGCCAAGTTGTACGCCCTCTTTTTTTATGGCGCAATGTTCTTCAAGCTCCTCAACTTCTTCAGGCAATCTATATTCAAAGTTACGCACCTGAATTTGAACTAGCTTTTCAAGACCAATGTTGTTGTCAACGATGTTCTTTTTAAGTCTGCGGTCAGATGTGGTTGACCAAGATGAAGAATTGTTACCCTGATAAACGCCACCACCACCTGGGTTAATAAAACCAGTATTTGAACCCTTGTCAACTTGCGCGTATGTTCCTGCAATAACAATTGAACTTGAAACGCTACCAGATGAAGCACCAGTCGTGTATCCGATGCTTACGTTGTAGCTTCCAGTTGTAAATGCGCCTGCTCCATAACCGCCTTGACCAGCGGAACACCCATAAAATGTATTCCTTTGTCCTGTTGTTAAAGAATATGCAGAGTAATCACCAAATGCTACATTTTCACCATTTGAATCTGATGTTCTGTTGTAATAATAAAGAGATCGATATCCAACAGATGTATTGTAACCGGATATGGTGTTGCTATAAAGAGATTGATAACCAACAACAGTATTTTCAACACCTGTTGTATTACTATACGCAGCTTGATAACCAATAGCCGTGTTGCCAGAGGCTGTGGTGTTGTTTCTCAGTGCCGTGTAGCCTATGGCCGTGTTATTTGAGCCGGTCGTATTAACCTGTAACGGAGCCAATCCGACCGCCGTGTTGAAACTTCCAGTCGTGTTTAGTTGCCCCGCTTGTGTCCCAATAAATGCGTTGTCTGTCCCGGTCGAAGTGGTTTTACCTGCCCAAAAACCGATGAACGTTGAAGCGGCGTATGTGTCGGCTGCGTTAAAGTTAAGACCCGCTTGGTATCCAATAGCAGTAACGCCGCCGCTAGCATTTGCATATCCATTAAGAGCCTGGTAGCCAACGGCAGTGCTGCTAGAGCCTGTAGTGTTGTTGTACAGTGCTGTATGCCCAATAGCAGTATTGTTTGCGCCGGTCGTATTTTTTCCAAGACCGCCATTACCAACTGCAATGTTATAAGAACCGCTTGTGTTTGACCAAAGTGGGCTGTATCCGCTACTACCATCCTCTGTTCCAATACCAACGTTTTCAGAGCCGGTAGTAACACGCATCACCGTAGCACCAACTGCTGTATTGCGTGATCCAGTGTTAGACGCAAGCGCTTGAGAACCAATGCCTGTGTTGTATGTTCCCGTGACGTTAGTGTTAAGAACGTTGTAACCAAAAACAGTATTATGAATGCCGGTTGTGGCATTTCCAGCGTTATAGCCCACAGCAGTCAAATACGGAGATGCACCAGCAGTGGTCATCTTTCCATACACAGTACCCAGAGCAGTCGGCGTAGCAGCAGAACCACCACCTGAAGGAGCACTAGACACCCATGTTGTACCGTTAGAGGTCAGCACGTTACCGTTAGTGCCAGGAGCAACTACTTGGAATGCTGACGTACCGTTACCAAGCAGCACGTTGTTAGCAGTCAATGTGGTAGAACCTGTACCACCATTAGCCACTGCAACCGTACCAGTGACGTTAGCAGCCGTTCCAGTGGTATTCTGGTTCAACGTAGGAACATCAGCGGCCTGAATCGTTGACATAACCACGTTAGTTCCATTACCACGAAGATAAGAACCGCTAGTGACTGCGCCAGCAAAGGCATTCATAGCGGCCTGAGCCGTGGTCTGACCGGAGCCGCCATTAGCGATGGCTACCGTGCCAGTTACGTTAGCAGCATTACCGCTAATGTTTCCACTGACTTGAGAACCGGGAAGGCTCAAAGAACTCAGCGTAGTCAAAGTTGAGTTACTGGTGGCAGTAATGTTAGCCGCTGTACCAGTGGTATTCTGGTTTAGGGTAGGAATATCCGCAGCAACAATGGCTCGGAACGTAGGAGCACCAGCAGTTCCGTTAGGAGCAGCCAAAACATAGTTAGCAGTCTTGGAAGCAAATGGATTCTGCGTATCTCCATAACCAGAAGCAAGACTGATCGTAGGCGTTGCTCCACCAGATGAAGCCACAGGAGACGTAGCAGCAACAGAAGATACATACGAAGTCGTATCAATAGACCAAGTGTTAGTTCCAGTCTTCTTTAGAAAGCCATTAGTTCCATTCAGTGCTGCAATAGCAGTCAGATCCCCGTCCAAAGGTTGATACGTTGTGGCCGCTGTTGCAGATGTCAAATAACCGGCACTTGCATGATTTCCCCAGCCGTAGGCAGTATTCCAGTTAGTCTGAGAAGACGTGGTAGGAATAGAATAACCAGCGGTATACGACAATGCCAGCGTACCTGAAGTAGTTACAGGACTACCAGTAACAGTCAAGCCCGTGGGAGCAGACAAGGCTACAGAAGTTACCGTACCAGAGGACAAAGTAGTCCAAGAAGGCGCTGAACCAGAACCATTAGAGGTAAGTACCTGACCTGAAGTGCCCGTAGCAGATCCTCCAACAGCCAAAGCACCAAAGAGGCGAGTCTTGGTGTGTTTAGAGTTACCTAACGTAATCTCATTACTAATGTCAACAGCAGACCCTTGAGCACCTTGACCGATAATAATGTTATTTGAGCCGTTACCTAAATTAGTTGCAGAACGAGAACCAATAATGACGTTCTTAATACCTAAAGTAAGACCACTTCCTGCATTATATCCTAGCTGAGTGTTCTCATCACCGTAGCTGGTAGGGCCAGAAATAATAGTGTAAAGATATATACCAGCACCAGGATTATAATACCCAGAACTATTCCATGAGTTTGGGTTGGTGGTAGTTATTGAGAATTCCCAACGACTGGTAAAACTATTATATAGTCCACTACAAGCAGAAACCGTACCTAAGTTAATTTCCTCAACCACATTGGTAGATATTTTTAAGGCAGTAACCTTTATAGGGTCGCCAATAATAATATCACCGTTAATAATGGCTTGAGCCATGGTCTGAGCTACATGCCCTGCTGGACCATCTCCACTTAATACATTTTGAGGGTTGTAAGGATAAATAGTGGAATTAAAGGTATAAGTGGTGGTGCTCTGAAGAATGCTTTCGTCAGTAAAGCCAAATAAAACACCATCGTTAGTAATCGTAGCAGCAGCTACATCAGTAATAGCCTCCCAAAAAGCATTGGTTCCGTTAGTCTTTAAATACTTACCGTTATTCCCAGTAAAAGACGGTAGATAGCCGTTAGCCAAGGAAGC